AATAGCATTTTTATAATATGTGTAATCTTCTAGAGACATTTATTTCTTGTCTTTAAGTTGGTTTAAATAATATAAAATTGAATTATATTTATAAATTATAAAATTATATAATTCAATTTTAAAAATGTCAGATATTGATAGCGATGATGATTTTATCAAGTGTTATGAATGTGAGATAGAAGTTGATGTATCAGAAATTTGTATTTATAAAAAAGATAAATTTTGTAAAAATTGTTATGAAGAATGTAGAAAACTTGATGTTGCTCAACCTGTGCGGATGGTGTATAAAATATATGAGGATATAAGTTATAGTTGTTGTGGTCGTCGAAACTGTGTTCACATTAAATGCTACGGCACTGTGAAAGGACATATTCATCTCTATGGTTGCGACCCAGAAATAGTAAATTATCCGCTAGGGTTAGCGGGTATTTTCAGTAAAACAAATATGCACTCCTGTCCAGGGGATGTCTACTTACATGGTCAGTCCGTTCATACGTTCATGTCAAACCCATTTGAGGAGACAAATTTACTGCGTCAGTTAAGATTGCAAAAAACAGAACGATTAAACCTTATTAAAGAAAAGGAACAAAATGAAAAAATGAAGGTAAAAATCAAAATAGAAAAGGATGCTAAAGAAATTGCACTACGTTACAAGAGTTTACAAGAAGAAAAACAAAAAGATAGATATGAAAGTTTAACAATAGGAACCAAAATAGTTGAACTTGAAGCGGAATTATGTTACAAATTACATGGTGTATTACCTTATATTTATAATCCAGGTGCTCGGTTATCACTATATGAAGACAATCGTTTCAAAACATTAGATTCAATTATGTTACATTCAGTTATATTACAAGCGCACGAAGCATATAGAACAAAAAATTTTGAAGCGAAGGATCATATGGAAAAGATACTCGTAATACTTGAAAAATGGTTAGAAGAAATTGATCCAAATAAGTATCGTGAAATTAAAGGTCTTCCAAGAATGCCCCCTCCTCCGTTTAATTGGAATATAGATAATTTAATTAATAGATTTAACATGACCTCCAAATAAAACCATTATATACTTCTTCCAATGCATCATTGCTTATTAATTGGTTTAATTTAGCATAAGAAATTTGATATTTTTTTACAATATCTCTTTTGGTATTATATATAGAAATTACATTTTTTGTAATTGGATCTATTTTTTGAATTTTAACACCAATTGGACTCAATATTTTTTCTGGTAAAGTATTATTTTTCAAATATTCTGTTTTCATTTCATCAGAACATTCATCAAAAAAGTTCCAATAATGACCACTTGAAATATGTTGTTGTTGAATCGCTCTAGTAAAACTATTACATTTCATATTTCTCGCTTCAACCGCTTCTTTTTGTGACGCGTAAACTGCTAAAATCTTAGTTTTTTTGATATCAATCATAGCAATAAATCTTATTTCTGGAGATTTAAATTTTGATATAATCGTTTCACTAATTTGTTCTGGAGGGTTTTCATTGCGATTCACATAAAGCCAACGGTAATTTTTATAAATAGTATTATTTTGAGATGCACGTTTTAATGCAGGTAAAGAAATATAATCTAATTTTCTTTCTACTTCTGATGGACTATCATAAATATTAATTGGAGTTATAAGATTATCTAGTTGATATTGATATATTTTAGGTATTTTTATACCATTAGCACGGTGTTTCACATAATTTGGTTCTTCATTAATAGTTATTTCATCTTCTTTTTCTTTATCTGTATCATAACTATCGCTATTAGAATCTTCTTCTTTATCATATAAATTCAAAGAATTATATTTTTGTAATTCTAATTCTACCTTCTTCATTTCAAGTTCAATTTGTAGTTGTTGTAATTTTAATTCTGATAGTTTTATTTGTCTATCATGTTGTATTATTTTGAGTTCTTCAATTTCTTTACTATCTATTGGTGTAAATTCGATTTTAATTTGATTAATTATATTAATAAAAACAGAATAAATTTCATTATTTATTAAATATGTTTCTCTTGATACAGTACCATCTTTTTTAATTATTTTTTCATGATATTTTAAAATGCCAGGAGTGTGCTGTATTTTTCTCTCAAACTTTTTATAATTATTGTTCTCAAAAATATCCAATAATAAAGGTTCTTGACAATCAAATGATTTTGAAATATTAGAAAGTCGTTCTTTAATATCCTGAGTAGAACCTATTTTTACAATAAATTTATCATCTATTTTTTTTAATTTACAAATATAAACCAAATTTTTTTTATCATATGCCTTTAATAATGTTTTATGAGTTGATAATTCACATTTATATTGATATAATTGTTTATCTATTTCTTTATCTTGTTGCAATTTATATATACCATTTATTCGTATTTCTTTTAAAACAGTAACCATCCATTTTTGAAATTTATGAGCTATAGGTTTTCTTGATCGCCCTAATAATCTATAAAGACCTGTTTCAGTTAAAAAATTTGTTTCTTTTAATCCAGTTAACGTGTCAGTTAAACTGACACCCTTTTCATCATCTGAAAAATCCCTCAAATTTTCTCGTATATTACTAATTCCCAATAATTTTCCAATTTGATTAGCCTGAAATAAAGGGTCTTCTAAAGTCCCTTGAATATTGATTTGATACTCTGCATCTAACAAAGAAAATGCTTTCAATATGTCCATCTGTTTATAATATATAAGTGTGTATTGTATTTAAGTTGTTTTATAGAGTTAATTATATACAATTAACCATATTCGGGTTTGTCTTACAAAATTAATAACATACACTTTACAGCGTAAGTTTAGATGGGTGTTCATACTATGGACTACCTTTTCAGTTTCATTAAAAGCATTAATTGTGGTTCTAATATTTTCTGTATCTAACACTAACATCCTTTATTTAAGTTGTGTTTAATTTAATATATTTTTGCTCTCCCGTGTGGGTGAGCAAACACTATAGTATTTAATATTAAATTAATTAATATTAAATTGTATAAATAAAATCCACACGATATATGGTGTTTAATTACTGTACGCGAGGCCGCCCATACCGCTCATGATACGGAGCACGTTGTAGTTGGTGGCATACACACGCACCTTAGCAGTCTTGGTGCCCTCAACTGTGGCGTTAGAAAGCACAAGCTGAAGAGTAGCGTTATCTATACGAGAGAAGTTGCACGTGCCGCTGGGTTGGTGTTCCTCAGGGCGGAGAGCAAACGAATACACGTTAATTCCCTCATCAGGGCAACGAGTGTGAGCTTGGTAAGGTTGAACCCAGCTGAAGTAAGATCCTTCACGCTCAGAGAAACGATCCTGTCCATTGAGTTGGAGCTTGGCAGTGACAACAGGGTTTTGGCCCCAGCAATGCAAGTCCAAAGAGGTCTCAGTCAAAACGAAAGTACCAGCATCAGACACAGTGGAGTTATCCATGTGGGGTCCATTCAAATCATTGAGTTGAGCAAGGATAGAGGGGTCAAGTCCAGACGCCGCGTCAGAAACAGGAATTTGAACACCTCCCATGTTAGCCTCATTGTAAGGATTGTTAGGTCCATGCCAGTATCCGGTGAAACCAGCGGGGATTTCATAATCAAGAGCACCAGCATCTTGGAAAAGACCACGAGCATCAATGAAAGCTCGGCTATCTTGAGCAACGGAAGCAGGGCCGCCGAAAGCATGGATAGCATTGGGGAGAGCATCAATAGCATCAGTGTAGTTGAAGGGTTGGGCACCAAGAACCTTGAACAAAAGAGCATCGCACACCAAAGATGAGCAATAATCCACATTTTGATCGGGTTGAACAACCCAGATAAGCTCCTTCACGGGGTGATTGAAGTTGAGCTTGATCTTGTTTGAAGAAGAACCAACAGACTCATCACCAGTGAATTGGAGCTGAGTGATCAAATATTCATGGGGATTTTGGGCAAAACGTCTTCGCTCATCGGTATCCAAGAAAATGTAGTCCACATACAAAGAAGCAGCAACCAAAGATTGATTGTAGGCAATAGCAGCAGGAACAGGGCGGCCAGGAGCGTACTGGTTAGCAGAAGTCACAGGTCCAGATGTTTGGGTGCCAGAGTTGCAGCTCAAAGTAGTAACAGCCCACAAGCACTCATCAATAGGACGGATATCAAGGTTGATCTTGACTTCGTGGTATTGAAGGGCAATCAAAGGCAAGGCAAGACCAGGGTTGGTGCAAAACCAAAATTGGAGAGGCACGTAAAGAGTGGTCTCGGGAAGAGCATTACGGGGGGCGCACACTTGACGAGGAGCCAAGGAGTCGCAAGGGCCATCAACCTCAGAGAAAGAGGGATCGGTGATGAAGGTAAGCTGAGTAGTGTTACCAATCATCTTGAAGTAGCATCGTTGTTGCTCAGCAGTCATGGTAAGTTGGTTCCAGATGTGCATCCAGTCACCATATTGACGATCAATTCGTTGACCACCAATCTCAACCTCAACTTGGGCAATAAGTTGCTCACCAGGGAAATCTAACCAACGAGCATACACACCGGAACCAACACCAAGAGCGAAGGAAGCAATGCCCATGAGCTGGTTAATCTCGGGAAGAGTAACCTGAAGATAAGTGCGGTAAGCGAGATCACCGTTGCGGCTGATCACGCATTGAACACGACGACCGAAATCGGCTTGTCCATTGAAAGTTTGCTCGATTGATTCAATAGCAAAGTTAGTGTAACGTCTGTATGTCACTTTCCAAAAAGTGATCTGAGGATTTCCTGTACAATTCCTCTACCTTATCTTTCAATAAGGATTAGACTATATCTTAAAGTGAATTCTTATTTTCTTTCATTAAAGCAAGTTCTTTATTTAATATAAATTCACACGAAAACCATTTAGTCGTTGAACCTTCTTCTTTAAATTTTTCTAATTTATTTACAATATTATTTATTTGATTCATATCTATTTCTTTTTTAGATGAATTGTATTTTACTGTTACAGGCATTAAATTAGACCAGTTACAGCATTTAAATTTTTCATCTTCTAAAGTTAAATCAAATTTACAAACAGGTATAATATGATCAATTGACCAATATGTACCATAATTATCCCAATTCATTTCATTTGTGAAGTTATATTCAAACCATTCCCTTAAATATTGAATATTACATCCAACATAATTCATGGTTGTATCATTTTTTACAAGAACTGTTCTTAAACGTGCTGCTAAAGATTTTTTTATTCTATAATTCATATTTGTATTATGTTCTTTTTTGCACCACGCCGTTTTTTGTTCTGTTAAAAATTTAGGATAACAAGAAAGGCATATCTTTTTTTTATAAAACTTCTTCAATTTTGAAAACTGATTTAATGCCTTTTCTTCTTGACATTTTTCACATTTCGCAATTGTATTTTCAGCGTTTTTTTGTCTTAGAATTTTCTTTCTTGTTTTATCTAATTCGTTTAAACATTTTTTACATGTTATTCCAAATTTATCTTCACTATATTTTCTGTAATTCGTAATTGGATAATTTATTTCACATTTGTCACATACTTTGTCTGTTTCTTCGTTTAAAAACTTTACGCAAGACATTTATTTATATGCTATGTTTGTATTTTATATTTATATTGTTTTAATTAATATTATTTTTATTTCATTTAAAGAAGCTTGGATGCTCATTGCCCATTTTATCGAACTTGTTAGTTCAATTCATCTTATTCATTTTTACTATACCCAAGGTTTTTGTCTTGGCCACAATTTTCTCACAAAAATTGTTTAGTAGAATAAGCTTTAGGGGTTTCAAGCAGTTTGATTTTCTTACCAGGGTTATTCTATTATCTATAATAATATAGACAAATCCCTGATTAACATCAATGGTCCTAAAATTGGATCCATATAAGGCTTTATGAATATCTTATTTTTTCGATATTCCCTGATGTTTTTCTACCCTACAGGCTTTTAAGGTAAACGTCTTGAGCGCCGTAAGCCACGAGTTGCATTAAACCACCTCCCATTTTATAATATCCCTAAAGAAAAAAATTTTCCTAAAATTAAATTAATTGTTTTTATTAATTTAATTCACTACCTACATATTAAGATAAAATATTATTAATGTTTGAGTTATCCTTCATAAATATGGCCAAATATCCTTCATCAAATATTTCTTTTTTACCTTCATGATTTTTTGTAAAAATGTAAGAATTTTGTTTTTTTTTGATAGACCAACCATTATCTAAAGCATTATATAAAAATATCATTTTCTTAAATTTAATTTGGTCTATTTCAGCATCTAAATCATTTTTAATATTCAAATTTACTAATATATCTGTTGAAACATTCATTCTTTAATGTATTATTTGAAACTTTTATTTGTCTTTAAACCAATGATTAATATCTTTTTAAAAATTTTAAATTAAATAATAAATTACTCTTTAATATATTATGCCTAGTTTTAAGCCTAAATCTAACAAAAAAATTCGTGTTTGTAAAAAATATACTACCACTTTGGATGGAAAGCACAAAGAGTTTATAAATGAATTTGACAAGAATGAATTTGATACTATACCTAAATTAAAACAGGAAAGAGCCGATTTAAAAAAAGAAATAGAAGTACTTGATAAAACTAACATTGAAGAGATTATGGATATGAAGGATCGCATCAAGGAAATTGATGAGACTATTAAAGAATTGAAAAACAAAAAAAATAATTATTTTTTAGATAATTCTAAATTCATTTTTGAATATTTTGAAAACAAAAAAAATATCAATAATATTGATACTCCAACTAATTCTTCAACTAACAAATCTGTATCTTCTAAAAATCAAATACTTTTTAATTTTTTCAAAATTCAAAACACGAATCAAGAAGAAAATGTTACTGAAAATAGAAACAAAAATATCGTTCAAAAATATCTCAGCAATATTGATGAAACTTTTATTGATATGAATTCATTTGTTAGATGTACCGATATATGTCAGCATTGTTTTAAAGGCGAACTTATCCCACTTGATGATGAAGGAGTACTTATTTGTAATGTATGTGCTGTAAATATTCCTTATCTTATTGAAAATGAAAAACCATCTTACAAAGAGCCTCCCAAAGAGGTGTGCTTTTATGCCTATAAGAAAATTAATCATTTCAAAGAAATTCTTGCCCAATTTCAAGGCAAGGAAACAACTCAAATTCCAGATGAAGTAATTGATCAAATACATTTACAGATTAAAAAAGAGCGTATTAGTCTTGAACAACTAACACATTATAAAACCAAAGAGATTTTAAAGAAGCTGGGATTTAATAAATATTATGAACACATCGCATTTATTAAAAATAAATTAGGTCTTAAACCACCTATTTTTAGCCCCGAATTAGAAGAAACATTGTGTAATCTTTTTATGGAAATTCAATCACCTTATGCCAAAACTTGTCCTGATTATCGTGTCAATTTTTTAAACTATTATTATGTTTTATTTAAGTTTTGCGAACTTCTTGGAGAAGAACAGTACTTAGATTCTATTCCTTTGTTGAAAGATAGAGAAAAATTGATTGAACAAGATGAAACATGGAAAAAAATGTGTATTGAATTAGATTGGGAATTTATTCCTACGGTTTAAAATAATTTTAACTATTGCGTCCATTCAGATTTTAATCAAATCTTTAGCGATATTAAGGCTCGGGACGGTTCACCGCACTCAAAAACAACAATACTACAACAATAACGCCCAAAAGCTGAGCAGTACCTAATAAGGTTAATATCTCCTCACTACCTCCTCTTTTTACTCCTCTTTTTAACGTATTACGTTTTTTATGGTTTCGTCTTCTAGATTTTTTTCCACCTCTAGATGTATCACAGTTCTTTAATTTTTCAACACCTGTATTATAAATGCTAGTTAAATAATTATTAAGTTCTTTTTTATCTTCATCAGATAAATTTGAGATAATTTGGTTAAATTGGTTACTAATTTCAAAAATTTGATCTAAATCATTTACATTTGGTGGATTTGCCAAATTTTTGTCAACAAAATTTTTAACGGTTTCCATTTATATAATATCTAAATATAATATTTAAAAATAATATCTAAATATAATATTATTTTTAAATTAGTTTAAAGTCCACCTGGAAATCCAACTAAATTTGCTCCCAATCCGAACCCAGCTCCAGAACGAGCACTCACACCCATGCTAGGAATATATGTATCCAAAATGGCAAAAGTAGCCGCAGCGGTTAAAGCTAGACACCCAACTTCTTCTAAATTCATAGATTTCTTAGGGATAACATATGCAGCAATTGCCACCATTAAACCTTCTACGATATACTTGATAATTCGCTTAATAAGTTCGCTTGTATTAAACATCCTATATATAAAATATAAGAAAATAAAAAGAAAATAAATAAATAAAAGAAATAATAATTTAATTAATTAATACTTAAAACGAACTAAACTAATTAATATATAATGAGCGGAAAATCTAAATCTAATATCGCCAAAAAGTTGGCATTTGAACGTAAATTATCTAAAGATGGTTCATCTAATCCTAAATATGTTGACTTACTTGAAGTAGATAAGTCTATTGCGGGTCAAACATTCGGTTGTTTTTCTTTTATTACTCCTGAGAAAATCTTGAAGCAAAAAGAAATGTACTTTTTTGAAGAATTCCTAAAGAGATGGGAATTTTCTAAGTCTATGGAAAAATTTCATCAATTTATTAATTTTATGTCTTATAAATACAAGTTATCTTTTGAAGATGTCATGAAGGATTATGAAGGATTTGTCAAGGAAGAGCGTGACAATATTATTTCTTCTTCCATTGAAGATGACTACAAGACTTTTATAGATAAGGAAGAGGATGAGCTAGAAAAGCAATTTAATATCAAGCATAATTTTCAAACTTCGGTACGCGGCTTCAAGGCTCGCGGTCATTTTGCGTCTCAAGAGGAAGCTGAATTGCGCGCCAAATTGATCCGAGAGGTGGATCCCAGTTTTGATGTATTTGTGGGCCCTGTTGGCACCTGGTTACCTTGGGATCCTGAAGCTTACAAGACTGGTCGTGTTGAGTATATGGAGGAGGAACTTAATCAGCTTGCTCAGGAGAAGCAAAAGAATGAATCTGCTGCTAAAAATGCGTTTGAATCGCGTCTCAAGGAGACTAAGCAGAAGGCTATTGATGATAACAAGAAGAATGCTGATAAGCATGGCAACATTTTGACGCAAGATATTGACCAGGAAGGCAATTTGGTTGGTGTTAGTGCTACTAGTCAAGAGAAGGCGCTACAAAATGATGCGGATACTATTTCTGTTGCGGATATTCGTTCGGAGCTATTTGATGGCGAGAATGTTATTACAGGCAAGACGGATTATGGACGCTCTGAACTTGTTAGTGGACCTTTTTCAATGAAGGAGAAGGAGAAGGATGAATAGATATTAAATTAGTAATTTAATTGTAAAATAATATATAATTTATATAAATCTATATATTATTATTTGTAAAAGTGATTCTACCATTTGCTCTTTTTTACCGCAATTTTGGGTCCCGCGCCACGTTTCTTCACGTTATTGGGATCATATTGCTCCTCTTCGTCATCATCATTTATCTGTTTGGATAGCTCCCAGAACTCTTTTGATCCTAATCTGAAGTCATTATGTGCGTCTGCCTTGTACCAGAAGACTTGATCTTGTAGCTTATTTGATTTGGAATTGTTATTGATCACTAAGCACTCAAAATTCTCTGTACATTGGTCCATTACTTGGCAAAATGATTCCAATGTGGGGAACATGCCGGCATAATTTTCATATATTCGCTTCCTGTTAGCTATATATGGCTCTCTTAAAATAAACACGTAATCTATATTTGTTCTTAGTGTTGGTGGAATTCCTAGAGGGTATTGCATTGTAATAATTAGCATGACCTTCCAGTGCCTCAATTATACCATTTTCATTCAAGTATTTCTTCTTGAAATCATTAAATTCACGCTTTTTAAATGGGCGTGACGCTCTCTCGAGCGGGCCTAGACTATATCTTAAGCTTTCATCGCGAGTGATTAATTCGCTCCAGCCCACGGGCATTTAGTCGTTGAACCGCCTTCATATCCTTATCATATCGGACTTAGAAGACTGGCTGCGGATTGTCTTTATATTATGCCTTTTTACTATACCTTATGTTGTTAACATAAGCCACCATTCTAGTTTCCTATATGGTTTAGTAGCATAATCCTAGCAAGATATCCCCGCAATTTGGACGTGTCGCATTCTTTTTTAAATAAAACTAAAAAGAATACTAGCTATTTTTTTGAAATAACTATTAATGGCAAGCACACGATGTATCGTCACAAATTTTAACGACCATTCATAAAATCACCATTCATAAACAAAAGTCTCATCATCTTATCGCGCGCCCAAGTGTTATCATATAAGCAGTCATCTAAGATAACAAAAGTTCGAGGGTCAATAGTGGATCTTTTAAATTGCTCCATTTCTTTTTTTATTTGTTTTAAGACTTGTCGCTGTCGCTTCAAAATGTTCTCGATAATAGCAGTATTGTATTCATTATGTATGAACAATTTTGGCACCAACTTACCATAAAATCCGTTCCCTTCTTCCGTTCCAGAAATAACAGTACCAATTGGAATATCTTGATGATAATATAATAAATCTCTTACCAAAAATGATTTACCAGTGTCACGACGACCAATTAAAACTACGACGGGACCTTTTGATTCATTAGGCTTAAAACTAATGGATTTCATGTCAAAACGTTTTAGCTCTAAATTCATTTATTATTATTATATATTTTAAAAAAAGATTTTTATTTACGCAAACTAACAAATACCAAATAATACTAAATAAAATCATTTAGGCATTTATAAATTTGTTAGTTAATAGATATTTTAATTATAATAAGTTAAATATAACTTATAATTTTATTTTTATTAGCTAATGGCAATCAAGGTAAACTATCAAAAGAGAAAGAACATCAATCTTTTCAACAAATTTCAATCAAATACTAACATTTCTTTGTCTAATGTTCAGAATTACATACCTATTTATGAACGTTTTTTTTCATTGAATAATACCAATTATAATTCCATTAATTTAAATCACATGTGGAATATTTCAGACATTAAAGATATTAAAAATAAAGATACAAATGCCGAAACTACTCACATTTATTTTTGTAAATTGAAAAACATAAATGACGACGAAGATATGACTATAAACCAAAAGGTATTTATAAAAATGGCACCTTTGTTAGATCCATTCAAGTATTTAGTCGGTAAATATAATTATATAGATCCTGCTTTGTTTAATTTGCCTTCAATTGATAAAACAAAAACAGTTCATCCTAAAATAGAAGACATTAACAATTCTTCTTATATTGATGGTTTTTTTTCATTTTTAACAAGTCAAGTGTTACATACCCATAATTTTATTCATGGACTAGATTATTATGGATCTTTTTTAGCTATAAAAAATAATTACAAAATTAATATTATAGATGATATTGATTATTTGGTCCAATCCGATTTTTTTAATAAACAAAAAAATACACTGTTTACGGTAGAAGATTTTTCACATTTGTTATC